TATATAAACATGTGTACATAGTGTTATATAGTGTGTATATAAACATGTGTACATAGTGTTATATAGTGAGTATATAAAAGCTATTATTCTATGCTATTTGATGATGTTATAATTTATTTATTTATTAATCAATGCGTCTAGGTCATTCTCTTCTCTTTCTCTTTTATGAAATTGTCCTCCCCCCGTCTAAACAGAAAGGCCCCTCCCCCTTATTTACTCAGGGCTACCGGTCAAAACACATCGAGCTAAATTTTGAATGCTTTATTATACTAATATATATTAAATAGTGTCTTCATTAAAGAACTATACTAAGCTCTATATATCATGGCGTGCCGAAACCTTTAAATAGACTCTTGTGTTATTACTGTTTACCTAACGGTGAATCTAATGAACGCAAAAGCAAAAATGGAAAGATGGGACGAGGTACGCAAGTTACTTGCTAAGCCCGATAGAGAATTTTTCGTGTTGGAAGACACACTCAAAGAGCTCAATGACGCAGTGAACTATGAGAACACCTATAGTTGCACAATAGAGCTTACTAAAGAAGACCCAAACACACACAGAGTAGAGAAGGAAAGATGAAAAAGATGTCAGCGATAGTGAGAAAGAATCTGGATAAGGAAGGATTGCTTGCGCCAGAAGGAGGCATAGCCCATATAACCGCAGAACAAATGAATAAAGCGGAGGGTATAACAGATAAGAATGATATTAGAAAAGAAGCTACGCAGATAGCTATGGAGAAATCTCTAGTTGCGTTGGCACTAGAAGATGGTGGTTCCATACACCCTCTCCTGATAGACCCTGAACAAACTGGAGGGCTGGGTCTTTGCAACCCGTCGATTTTTAAAGACGAGGGTGAAGATAACTATTTGATTAATGTGCGCAACGTCTCTTATACCCTTCACCATGCTGATGGAGACCAGAAATATCAAACTCCTTGGGGACCTCTTAATTATGTGCGCCCAGATAATGACGCCAAGTTAAGGACTTGGAACTATGTGGGTCAGCTCGACAAGAATGGAAAGTCCATAGCTGGAGTTAAGTTCGCATTCCAAGTAGATACTACTAAATTTAAGAAGAAGCCGAAGTGGACCTTTGTTGGTCTGGAAGACGCGCGGATAGTAAGATGGGATAAGAAACTATATATTATTGGATGCCGTCGAGACATAAAGGAAGACGGAGAAAGTCGTATGGAGATGTCAGAGATAGAACTGCTTGAGGATGGTGTGAAAGAAGTTAACCGACACCGAATCAACGCCCCAGTTGATAAAACCTCTTACTGCGAGAAGAACTGGATACCTGTGTTAGATATGCCCAATCACTTCGTTAAGTGGGTGAACCCCACAGAAGTAGTAGAGGCCTATCCTAGAACAGAAGGATATAAGAACTCCAGTGAAGTGGTATTCCAAGCTGATGATTCAACCACTATAGATTTACCCTTTTCACCAAGAGGTGGTTCACAGGTAGTTCCTTATGGGGATTATAGAATCGCTTGTACTCATGATGTGGACTTTTGGTACAATGAGAAAAATGATAGAGATGCTAGATACTGGCACCGTTTCGTTGTATGGGATAAGGACTGGAACATAGTGACTATTTCACGTCAATGGAAGTTTATGGATGGTAGAATAGAGTTCTGCTGTGGTATGGCGTTAGATGGTGATGACCTACTTCTTACATTTGGATTTCAAGATAACTCTGCTTATTTAGTACGACTTCCTAAGAAATCATTTGAGACTACTATAGGGAGGACTTTACTATGAGCCTTCAAACAATGCTAGAGAAATATATCTTTGGCCCCTATCACCCCGAAAGCAATTTTGATATTGCGTATGAATTTGAACAGATAGGACAAACAGCGGCAGCAATAGGATTTTATTTAAGCTGCGCGGATAAAACTACCAGTGATGTATTAGTTTATGAATGCTTATTGAGAATGGCTAAATGTTATAACACACAGAAGGGAAGGGCCGCACATGAAGAGAACACTCTTCTTATGGCTGCTGAGCTACTCCCTGAAAGACCTGAAGCATATCATGCTTTGGCTATATATTATGAAAGTCAGAATTCATGGAAACAATCTCTGCTACATGCAGGGATAGGTATGAAACACACAACGGACGATAATCCTCCGCTATATACCGACGTGGGCTATCCCGGTAGATTCTCATTAGAGTTTCAACAGGCAGTAGCTTTATGGTGGGTAGGTCGCTTTACTGAATCTAGGGCACTCTTCAGAGAAGTTTTGAAAGGACCTGACATATCAGATGACTATATAGAACTGGTTGAATATAATATAAGTCAATTAGTTATAAATAATAAACTAGATATAGTTCTTCAAGGAGCTTATTCAGATATAGTGTTAGAAACAGCATACCATTATTTACAGCTACCATTTGTTAATGATGTAGTTATTTCCTGTTGGGAAGATGATGAGGTTCCGGTAATAGACCACACTCATATACATGTGGTACAAAGTGCTTATCCAGCTAGCTCTGGTACAGGGAATAGAAACTTACAATTAGTATCTTCACTGGCAGGAGTTAAGCAGTCTTGTGCACAATATGTAGCTAAGATGAGAAATGACCAGCGGTATGATTTAGATAGTATGACGACGATGAATGAATATTTCAATGACCATTGTGCTGACAAGGAAATTAATTATGAGCATGATAAAGATAAACCTAACAATCCTATATTCGTAGCAGGCTACTTTAAGGATTTCCCTTTCCACCCCCGAGACCATTTATTCTGGGGTCATCGTAGTGATTTGATAGACCTCTTCTCATGTCCATTAGAAGCAGTAGCTCTAGAAGAAAAGTTAAATATAAAGGATGTTTCAGAATTATCCCACATGTATGATTGTTTCGTTAGAACGGAATCCTATATAGGAAGCCACTACTGTTCTAATTTCGACACTAAGATTAAGAAAATGTTATTAAACCCAGATAAGTATTTATACGACGACGCGCCTTTAATAGATGAGGCGATGAAACTCAGTAAGAAGCTCTCCAAGAAAGTCTTCAAGTCCTTCCCCCGTAAGGGAATAGACTTAGAATGGTTTAAATATGGTTGGGACACCTATAAGTATGATAACCAGAAAAAGTTATTTAGTGAAAGGTGGGCGGAAGATGGTTACTGATGGTATATTCTTAGATTCTTCTGATGTAAAAGAGATAAGTAACTTTCACCAGATGGGGATTATATCTGGAGTTACTACTAACCCCACCATAATGGTAAAGGACGGAGTTAAGGATTTCAAAGCGCGCTCTATAGAAATAGCAGAGCTTGTTGACCCCTTACCTGTCTCGGTAGAGGTTTTATCTAATAACCCTGATGAGATGATTCATCAAGCTCTTGAGTTCTCTTCTTGGGCACCGAATATAAATGTAAAGATACCCATTCATGGACCTAATGGAGAGATGGACAATCTAAGGGTTGTCAGCACATTAGAAGATGCAATGGATGTTAGAGTCAATGTTACTGCAATGATGAGTGTACAACAGGCGTTTCTTGCGGCTCAAGCAGGGGCGACTTATGTTTCCCTTTTCGGAGGTCGCATAAACAATATGGGATATCCGTCTACTGAGGAAATAAAGAAACTTAGAATACTCTTAACAGAGTTCGGTTTAGATTCTAAGATAATTGTGGGCTCTGTAAGAGAAGCTATGAATGTAATGCAATGGTTAATTAGTGGTGCTCATATAGTCACTGTTCCTCCAGAGTTCATAGAGACAATGATTGTGCATCCCTATTCTAAGGAAACAGTTCAGATGTTCTTGGATGATGCCAAGGTGCTGAATGAATGAGACGACATTAATTTTCCCTATGGCGGGTAAAGGCCAAAGATTTGGTTATACCTTTAAACCCTTCTTGGAGGTTAATGGTCATGGGAAATTTATAGAGCTAGCCTTTGAACCATTCAAGAGATGGCTACCCTATGTTAAGAAGGTGGTATTTGTCTTTCTTAAAGAACAAGAGGAAAAGTATAACGTGTCTACTCGTCTCAGTGAAATACTTGAGGGAATAGAATTTGAAACTTGTATTTTAGAAGAGGAAACTAGTGGTCCAGCAGAAACGGTCCGCATGGCAGTAAAGGAGAAGAATATAAAGGGAGGTGTCCTATTATGTGATTGTGACCATGCATTACATGTAGACAATATCTTTGGAGAGATATCAGATGGAGCTGATGTGGTAATACCTGTCTGGCCCCTAAGAGGTGAGAATATTAAGTCTTGGAGCGTGGCTTCCGTTACAGATAACGGGCACGTCACAGGGATAGCAGAAAAAGAACTACCGAGCACTCATGGAGAATTCTGTGGAGTGATAGGGTGTTATTATATAAAGAATATAGAATTCCTATCTTTGTTCGAGTGCCAAAACATTTCTGAACTGATAGCAGCTAAGATTGCTGCTGGTGGTAATGTTAAAGCAGTTAAAGTAGAGTGGGCTAAGTTCTTTGGAGACCCTGATAGGTTGGAGAGAACTTTTGCTGAAGAAAGTAAAGGAACTATATTTTGTGACTTAGATGGTACTGTTATAGTCCATGAAGACTCTCCAGAAGATTCGCACGGAATAAAAGTATTAGATGGAGCAGTTAAAAGAATAAGAGATTGGAAAGACGAAGGTTATTATATAGTTTTGAGTACTGCACGTAATGGAATTAATCGAGAATACTTAGTCAACGAACTAATAAGAAATAATATAGTCTATGATGAACTGATTATGGATTTATCTTCAGGTCCACGTATAGTGGTGAATGACCGTAAACCGTCTGAATTTTTAAGACCATCGGCTTCAGCTTTTGAAGTTAAACGAAATCAAGGCATTATGGGCCTTGATGTGTCTATACCTAAAGTTAACATCATTGAACGAATGAAGGGTGGTTCTTTTGCTGATACGTTGCTGGTAGAGAAGGATGGTAAGCAATATGTCAGGAAGACAGCACCAAAGATAGAGAACCTAGAATTAGGTTATATTAAGCTAAAGAAACAGGCACAAGAATTAATGAGATTCAAGAACTTCTATAATTCTTTAGTACCTACAGTTATATATGAAGAAGACAACTCCTATGAGTATTATTATGAAATGGAATATCTCAAAGGCTATAAACTACTATCTAACTGTGACACAAGGGTACAGTATAGAGTAGTAGAGAAACTTCTGAAACTACTAAGCAAGAACGTGTATGATTATAATGCAACATTAAAAGATGGTAGAGATTGGCTCAAACAACATCTGGAAGCTAAAGTATATAAAAGAGGAGAACTACTAGACCACTCAGGAAGATTAAGACTACTTCTAGATGAAGTAGTAAATTCCTTTGGTTGGATAATTGCTCCTAAGAGATTATGTCCAATTCATGGAGATTTAACGTTTGAGAACATTTTGGTTGATATAGTTAATGACGATGTTAAAGTTATTGATATGGATGGAGCAGAATATATAGACGCTATGGAATTAGATATGGGAAAGATGTTCCAATCTATTGTAACAGACTATGAGACATGGTCTAACTTATCAGACGAGGAACTTGGAGAGTTTACCTTTGATATAGACCCCCCTAAGATTACTGGATATATTAGGCTGTGGAGCAGAATACTTGGTGAAAACGAAGAGATAATTAAATCTAAAATGTATTTCTATACAGCTCTACATCTAATCAGAATGATTCCATTTAGGCTTAAAGCCAGTAAAGAACAAGGAAGGTTTGCTTATAATGGAGCACTTAAGTTACTAACAGAAATAGGAAAGATATTACAATGCGCAAGCGCAACCTTTAAATAGGCATGTGACTCTAACTTACTTACCAAAAGGTGAACCATGAACGCAAAAGAAACAAAAGCAAAAATGGATAGAAATGTCGAGATTCGCAAATTGCTTGCGAAGCTGGACCGAGAACTTTTCGGGCTGCGTATGACACTCTCAGCCCTACAAAGAAAGGTGCTTAATGAATCTACTGTAGAATGCACAATAGAGCTTACTGACTGCTGTGAGGAAGAATTATGAAGAAATGTTTTATATGTGACAACGTGTTGAACGGTAGAGCCCCAGATGGCGAGATATTGCTGAGGCCCGATGGTGGGGCCCACATCGACTGTTTATGGCGCATAGCTAAACTGGTCGTATACGGAGAGTGAATTATGGCAGAAGAGAAATGGGAGCCCAGCCACATAAGGTTGAGTCCGTCAAAAATCAACACATACAAAAAGTGTCCACGCGAGTTCTACTACAAGTACATAGCCGGGATTCCGGAGAAGAAGACTATACATCTATTCCGGGGAACCCTCGTACATAAGATTCTAGAACGACTGTTCAAACAACAATTCAAGAACATGACGGCGTGGGAGAAAGGCGCACCCCGTACATGGATGCAGGAACAGTTTGAGAAGGGCTGGGAAGAGAAGGTAGCCAAACACAAGTGGCTCTGGGAAGTACACACGGCTGCTGAGATAGACGCTATGTACACAGAGACCGAAGACCTCCTCCAGAATTTTGTCAGTACTATTAACAAGAAACTTACCGAGATGGTGAAGTGGAAGGTTTACAAAAGCAAGTATCAGGCGTGGAACACTGTAGCCCCTAAGTATTCAGAGAAATGGGTCAAGTCCAAGGAGTATGCAATTGTCGGAGTGATTGATGTAGTTACATCAGATTTCGACGGGGGCACAACCTTGCTGGACTACAAGACCTCGAAACGGTACGGGCCCTATTTACCAGAGGAATATTATCGCCAGCTGATTATCTACGCATTCCTGTACACATTAGAGATGGGCGAAATGCCGAAATTTGTGGGCGTTAACTACCTCCGCTTTGACGATACTTTCTTTGTCAAGATAACGCAGTCCGAGCTCGATGAAGCACGCGATTTGATTAAATTTGTGCATGACTGTATTAAGGAACGCGAGGAGTACGAGGACCGCTATGAGCAGGTGCCCCAGAATCTCTGTAAGTGGTGTTCGTTTTACAAGGGGAACGGTGGGCCGTGCGATGTGCAGATTCCTGTATGGAAACCTAAGTATAAGAAGAGCAAAGAGACTTACAAGGACGTGGACGCTTCGTTCAAAGGCATAATAGAGCTTGATGCACAAACTCAATTTCCTGAGTTCGATTAGGGTAAACTTTATATAGTCGTGCAGTATAAAAAGATAACATGGAAAACAATCCCAAAAAGGATGCAGCACACCCTGATGGGAACTTTGCTAACTTCATGATGATGTTAGTAGCAGCGCCAGTAGTAATGGCTTGGGTAGGACTATCTATATTCTTAGTTGCTATGGCTTTCAGAGAACCAAACATAGTAGAAGATATAGAATCTTATAAGTCAGTCTTATTGATTATAGGTTCGCCTGCTCTTGTTATTATATATAAGGTATTAGAATTATGGACTGCTCAACAGAACAGTCAGATAGAACAGATTAGGAAGGGTACTTTCCGTAATGGAAACCACGACCACGAAGATGAGGATGTAAAATGAATGATTTTGAAGTAGGGAAATTATATAATCAAGTGCAAAAGATGGAAGCTAGACTAAAACACATGGAGGACATGATTATGACAGAAGAAGCTGAGGAAGGTGCTCCAGATGGTGAAGTACAATAAGAGCGGCGTGCCGCGAAAGAAGCCCAAGAAACGTAGAGTGAAGAAGGGTGAGAAAGGTACATACCGTAAAAAAGATGGAAAGCTGAGAAAGAAGAAGTAAGCTTTATATAGATGCACGCATCTAGTTATACAGGGCTCCCACTTAGGACCAAAGCTCCACAGATAATATAAAACGCAAGAGTTCGGGGAGTCCCACAAAAGGAGATATTATGACAAATAATACAACGACGAATGAAACAACTAACCTAACCAATGAGTTAGGAGAAGCAGAATCTGGAATGTTAGAAAGCCTATTGGATATGCTAACCGGTTCGCCTGAGCTTATGCTTATGGCGGCTCTTATGTTAGCTATGTGCGCATACATTATGTATACGCAGCCAGCAGTAAAAGCCCTTGTTATGGGTTATGTCGGGAAGCACGAGGACGAAATCAACGTACTTCTGGATAAGTATCTAACTAAATCTCAGACGATGGCTTATAAGAAGCTGGATGAAACAGCTCAAAAACACGTAAAAGACGCAATGCTCAGAAATGTAATACTCTCTGCTTGGGACCAGAACGACGACAAGTTCGTTGCGGCTATCAAGGCAGAAGCTAAGGAAGCTCTTATAAACGCTAAGAAGCTTTGAACGAACACGAGTATGAACAGCGTTTACGCCTGCGCGTAGGTGAACCAGAATATGAACGCCACAAAGAGCTTGTACGCCTGTTGGCTCGCAATCTGTTTCTTGAAGACATTCTGTGGGAAGAAATTTCTCTACATATTCGGGATGTTAACCTACGAACAGAGCTCTTGCGCCAAAGAAATTCAATCGTTCGTGACATACATACGGAGTTCCGAGCGTTGAATATAGAGATACCTACTATGGTTGAACAGAAGACCGAAGGGTTTGCTAAATTTTTGGAGGACTTAAATGACGATTCTAGCGACAAAGAACGAGGGAAAGGCGCTGAAGAAAGCCCTGACGGGTAAGAATGTTTATGACACTCGCTCGCTAGAAGAACTGTTTGAAAGCGTAAGAGAAGATGAAGATAAGATGAGACTGCTTGTAAAGGCTTTCTGTGAATCTTATTTACTTGATGGAAAACAAAGAGCTCTTAAATTAAGACCTCTTCAAGAAAAGATTGTGGTTAAATCATTAACTAACCCCAAGGACATGAAGCAGCGTAAAGTAGCAATATTAGCTCCACGAGGCTGTGGGAAATCCTACGCCCTCTCGGTAGCAGTAGTTATTTATATGTTCTTCAAGCGTTTCAGGGATTTAGTCTTCGTGCTCGCACCTAGCGAAGACCAAGCCGCACTTATCTTCGGATACGTGTACAGGCACTTTAAAGACAACAGATTTCTAGACAGCTTAGTAGATAACTACAAATTCCATAACAAGCCCCATATACGCATGAAGGGGGGCACATTAATGCGCAGGGCTCCATTAGCGCCTAGCAATCAAGGGCAGGCTATACGGGGCCAACACCCTACATTCTGTATAGTTGATGAGTCTTCTCTCATCGACGACCACCTTTTTGTGGATAATGTAGAACCAGCGATAGTTTCAAATAATGCCCCCTTCATAAATCTAGGTACACCGAAGTCAAAAGATAATCACATGTACAGGTATTTGTACGATGATGCCTATTCTGATACATGGACGCGCCTAGTATATACTTGGCGGGATGCAGTGAAAACTGGCGACAGTTATGAAGCGGCATACACTGAAGAAGATATGCTTGGAAAGATGATGGAATGGGGCGAAGACTCTATTTATTGGAGAACGGAATATGAATGTGAATTTGTGGAAAGCATTTCCAATGTATTCAATCCTGAAAAAATTAAGGCATGTTTTGATGACTACGCGCTCACCCCCTTTACCGAAGCCTCTCTACAAGGAGGAAAACATTGCACTGTCGCTGTTGATATTGGTAAATCTATTAATGCTACTGTCATTAGCGTATGGGCCGCTGAAAAAGCTGATGATTCTGATATTGCAAGACTTATATATATTGAAGAAATCAGTGCTAGAACTGGTGGACACGACATACCATACCAACGTAAACGTATCATGGACATTGCTAGAAGCTTTAATGTTGGTAGGGTTATTATTGATGCTACTGGTATTGGTGGTGCGATTGAACAGGACATAAGAATAGCATGTATTAATAGTGTACCCCAGATACACTTCATTCCTTTCATTTTTACTGGAGGGCCGCGTGGGACTAAGACTCAAGTATTCAGAGACTATGTGTCTTTCATACAACAAGGAAGAGTAAAGATACCTAATCCTGAGCATTTAGATATAGCAGGGCAGAAAATTATTAATAAATGGTTTAGGGAACATGTAGATATACAATATGTAATGGACGCGGCTAATAAGACAGAGCGCATTAGTGCTCCTGATGGTAAACACGATGACTATTGTGATAGCTCGGTTTTAGGCATTCATGCTACTTTAGCTATGTTGCCCGGTACCGCGACAGTAGCTTCTTCTAAGGACTCATCAGCCCATAACGCTCTTACTTCTAATATAGGGAGACATTCAGGAGCTTCCTTATTTAGGACGAAAGGGCACAATTTCAAACGGGGAAGTAAATATTCATTATGACGAAATCTTTATATACTGTTACGATTATACTATATAAGTGGTAGCCATGGCTTTATTAGACAGAGTACGAAGGGCATTTGCTACAACTGGTAGCGCACCACCCTTTAAAGAAGATGACCCAGTGAGTTTTGGGTCAGGTGTTATTAAGCGTTTAAAACTTACTAACGACTATTCTTATGGGCAAAAGAAGAAGTATGAACAACATTTAGGAAAACCAAGGATATATATGGATGTATATCTATCGGACCCTATTGTTCGTAGTTTAATAGACCTACCTTGTTTTTACGCAGTTAAAGATAATTTTGATATTGTAACAGACAAGGATGATGTAAGAGACCGTATAGAACAAATGTTTAGAGATATAAACATTGAGAACCTTTTATATGGTTGGGTTCGTAATGCCAGAATATTCGGTACTGGATATTTGGAGTGGACCGGAGATAATTTAGTTCTTCGTTCTAGCCAAAACATGTTTGTGCAAAGAAACTTACATGGACAGATTGAATACTACTATCAGGATATAGGTGAGGAAAGTGAAAATATCCACTTTGAACCGGAAGAGATTTGCTCTTTACTTAACAACCCCTTCGATGATTACGCTTATGGCCTTTCTGACATCCATCCCATTCTTTATTTGGTTGACCTCAAAGATTATGCAGAACGAGACGTCGGAGCCGCTCTCAACAAGTATGCTTCTTCTCGCTTTGATATATCTTGTGGACTTCCCGATATGCCTTATGGTCCTGACAAAATTAACGAAGTGGTGGACGCGTTCAATTCGTTAGCGCCTGGTGAAGATATCATTCACGGTAATGATATAGAAATTAAAGAACTACAAGGAACCCAACGAGCTTTTGAGTATGGTAAATATACTGATGATATATTAGATAAGATACATATGGCTCTTAAGGTACCTAAAACTATGTGGACAGACCCAGATAAAGCTAGGCCTATTTTTGAACCATATGTTAGATATTTACAGACTATGATTGAAGCTGCGCTGAATGCTCAATTGATGCCTCAACTGGAAGATGGTGAGGCTAAATTTAAGTTTAGGCAGATTAATGTTGAGGATTCATTCACTAAAGCTAAGACAGATATGATATATCTATCTGAAGGAGTGTTATCACCCGGAGAAGTTAGGGAAGAGCGCGGTCTTGACCCTGAAGGTGTGGTAGAATTAGATATGTTGAAAGATGTGGCTGTGAAGATGGCAGGGCAACCCGCAGAAGGGCCTAGTGATAAGAACGTTAATGTTTCTGGTGGTAAGAGTACAGATAAAAAAGAAGAAAGTGCTCGAGCTCAAAATAGAGGGAATAAACCCTCAGCAAACGCAAAGGGGAAGAGAGCATGAGTTATGACAAGTGTGTAGTATCAGTTGGGTCTACATTAAAAGAACGTGGTGTTGAAAACCACAAAGAGATGGCTGCTAGCATGTGTAACATGTGGGCTGATGAGAATGGGTATGAGAGACAGTTCGGTAGAACTATCGCCGAAGATGAAAAAAGACGCACCTTTGCTCTATCTCTAGGAGAAGAAGATAATATATCATTTACGCAAGAAGGGAACCTTGAAAGTGTTACTTTCCCGGTTATAGCTATAACATCAGGCCCTCATGAGTATGAAGAAGATGATATACAACAAAAGGTTTATATAGAACCTGAGATATTAAAGAAGAATATAGAAGCTTTTAACGAGCTACCTATATATTTCAATCATCAAAGAACGCCAGACGATTTAATTGGCATGGCTGCTAATCCTGAGGTGTTTGAGATGGAGAATGGAAAGTCCGCTATTAGGATGTCAGCTAAGGTTGACAACAAGAATGAACGGGGACAAGAAGTGATAGATAAAGTGAAGGATGGAGACATAACTCATGTCAGCATTGATTGGTTTTCCAATGATATTGATGTGATGGGGGATACGTTCGCAACGAACATTCGCCCAACAGAGGTTAGTTTCATTGATAATAAAACAATGGACCCCGTCTGCGAGGAATGTATAATTGGAACGAAGTGTGATTTGCATGTGAAGGATGAACACCCTGACTGCGGTTGTGGTGGGAAAGACTGCGCATGTGAATGTTCAGACGGAAAACAAGAGGACATAAGTATGACTGAAGAAACTCCTGTAAAAGGTTCCTCCGAAGCGGAGAACATTGTGGAGCGCGAATTCGCCTCCCTACGCACACAACTGGACGAGATGACAGCATCCAAAACAGAACTTACTAATCAGTACGAAGAGGCACTCAAGCTTATTGAGGGCTTCAAGGCTGCTGAGGAAGAGAGGGCTGTTGCGGAAGCCGAAGCTCGAAAGGTTAGTGTTGTAGAGGCTATTCTATCCAAGGAACTGGTTTTCGGAACCTTGGCCGAGGATAATAAAGAAACGCGCACCGCAGAGCTCTCAGCTTGGGATGAACCAAGGCTGACTGGTTTCAGCGAAGCTCTTGCTGCACTTCCGGTACCTGAGGACACAGAACGTACCTTCGGAAAGGGTAAATCCAACGAGGGAGAAGCTGTTCCAGCGGAATCCGAGAGAAAATTTGCAGTCAAGATGGATGAGAAAACTGGGCGCATTAAAATTAACCCAGAAGTATTAAGAGGTAATTAAATATGGCAACAGAAATTTTGATAAATGATGGTGGTGCTCCGGCACGTATCTTACCATTCGTAGCAACGGAAACTTGCACTGCTGGATATGCAGTAGCAATCAACTCCAGCGGCGAAGCTAAGATGGCTAATTCTGGCGACAGTGAGTTCGCTGCGATTGGTTACGCCCTCACGACCATTACATCAGGAAATATTGTTAGTGTCATAAGTGGACACGGCGTTATTCTAAAAGTGTATTGTGATGACCAAGCGGCTGGCGTGGGCATGATGTTAGGAACTACAGATGGTCAATTGACCATAGCTACTAATGCTGCTGGCGCTACAAACTGTCAAGCAACTACATTGGAGAACAACTCCGGAGCGGGTTTAACTAAGGTGATAACCCACTAAGGGTAGGTGATTATTATGGTAGCACTAAATGATAATTTGGCACCCGGTCTACTTACTTCCCTTAACACTGGCGCTTACGCAGCGACTGGTGGAACTGGGGAACGTGTACTCATAGACTATAAAGACGCTATTAAAGACTACAAGGTCACTGACCTTGCTGCAATGGCGATGTTTACAGAACCTATGACCACAGAGACTGGCGGTGATATTGATATCACATTCGCAAAGCCTTCCATGGGTATGGAAGAAATCAACGAGGGTAACACACCCAAATATCAGCACACTAATCTGCGCTCCGAGAGAGTTTCAGTAGGCGAGTGGGGACTGGCGTTAGGTGTAACCCGACGTATGATTGAAGATTCACGTTTCAATGAAGTCGAGATGGCTTTGAATGAAGCACGCAGGGCGGTAGACCGCCACATGACTAAGCACGTTGTTTATGCATTGCTTGGTATCTTAGACACTACGTTTAATACTGGTGTTGACGGTGCAAGTATCGTAGCAGCCACAACTGAGGCAAATATTGTAGACTTTAGCGATAATGTTTACGGTGGTTTCCTAGGAAGTGGTTCCGAAATTAATGTTGGACGTAACTATTCATACGGTCTAACAGCTTCTGGCACGCTTCAGACAAGTCACTACATGACATCCGCTTCTGGCGCAACAGCTGGAACAATTGCATTGAGTGACTTGACAGACGCTATGGAACTTATTGGTGGACACGGCTATAATGCTAACACCTTAATGATTTCCCCAGCTCACTACAAGACTCTCTTGAACTTGGCGGACTTTACTGTGGCGATGTCGAACGCTGGCCCTCACGTAGTTGAGGAAGTTAGTTCGTTCAAGAACACATTCGCTACGGCAACCATTGGAAACCTTTATGGTCTCAGTGTTGTTGTTAACGCATGGTGTCCTCCTGATAGGATTTTCGTGTGGGATAACACCACTAAGCCAATGGCATATGTGGAAAGACGTCCATTGACTGTAGAAGAGGCAAATCCGGGATTCGGAATTGTCGGTTCTTACATGTCGATGAGATACGGACTGAAGGTTACAAGCCCGATGTCTGGGGTAGTTATTATAAACGCATAGAGATATTCGTTTAATTAACAAGGGCTCAGCAGGGAGCGAGCCCCTAATCGCTCCCACTTTTTCTTTCTAGTCGTAAGAAGGTCAAAATGTATGAAGGTGAAAATAATTTATGGCAACTATTGATTCTATAGCAGCTAAAAAACGCGTAGCACAAGGCGTACCGTTGCCATGGCGCTCTCGCGCCTCAGGAGCTTCTTTTGATTCAGGCTCTCAAGAACTCACTATCAAGATGACTGATACCCCTGACTTTATAGTTGATTTGTCAGGAGCAGGGCCTCCAGCAGCAGGAGGAGGAGTTAACCCCGGAGCTCAATATTATGGGTCCTTTTATGCTACAGCTTCTTCTACACTATCTGAACTACCACAACTTCAAACAGATGGCTCTAGTAATTTAATTCTTAGTGGAGCTACTAATATATTAAAGACCGAACTTATAGCAGAAGACGAGGCTGATTTTCAAGATAACGTAGGGATAAGTGGAACTTTAGACGTTAGTGGACAGATTGATAGTAAGGCTGGGCATTGGGATACGGTTGGATTTGTTGCTGGAGGTAATGACAACAATCCGGGCTACATTCAGTTTTTACCTGATACAGATGACAGCGCCTATTATATAATGTTAAAGGCGGGCATTAATACGCAAGACCAAATATATACACTTCCAGTAGCTTATCCCGGCACAAGTGGTTTTCATTTGACATCTACTGATGCTGGAGTTATGTCATGGGTAGCAGATGATACTGGAGCTAATTATTATGTGACTGGTGGGGCATATAATGCAGGTACTGAAAAAATAGATTATAGTGGCACTACAGGCTTTGGTCCCTTTAGTGTAGATGTTAGCGCCTTAGTGAATACAGACACAAATTATTACACTACAGCAGGCACATTAACCGACGGCACTTTAAGTGGCACTGTTACAGGGGTGGCTGGTGGCTGGGAAGCTGATTTAAGCTCTCTAGCAACCGGCTCCATTACGTCCTCTACTCAATACTATAACACTTTCTATAGTGCTGCTACTGGTTTGGTTGGTAGTGCTTATTTACAAACAGATGCTTCTAATAACCTTCTTTTAAGTGGAACAGTTAATACTTTTAAGACTAATGTAGCTAACGAAGGGAGCCTTATCCAAAGTGGAACATCGGCTTTTAAGAACACTGTAGATATACAAAGCACCTTAGGGGTTAGTGGAACTTTAATAGTTAGTGGAGCAGTAGATATAGAAGATACGGTGGATATTACTGGAACGACACGAATTATAGACTCCGCTATTAATCAATTCGCAGTAACTCCTACATTAGGAGCTGCGACTACTGCTATACATGATTCAGGTACTAGAATTACTGCTGCTGGGCGTTATCCTAGACTAACTTTAGAAAATACAGCACAGGATGATGGAGCATCTTTATATGCTGATATGCCTGCTATTATATGGAAAAAATATGGACCTAGGAATGTAGGTAATACAGCTAATCTTATAGCTGGATTTTCATTGTTTGCTTCAGGGGCATCAGACACAGGTGCTTCAACTACAGCTCCACAATATTTAACATTTGATTATGCTGCTGATTTCGGAACCGACACTCCCACTGAACTATTACAAATAAAAAGTGATGGAACCATAGACCTTTCACAAAGTAAATTACTTATCGGTGGCTCACCCGGAACAGATAATTATGTATTAACTACTGATGGCGCTGGGACTGTCGCATGGGAATCAGGAGAGGCAATAGGTGCTCAAGGTGCGACAGGTGCTCAAGGTGCGACAGGTGCAACGGGAGCCCAAGGTGC